GCTCAGGACCTACGACCATTTGACCAACACGCATATCGCTGGCGATCAGTGGGTGCAGTGGCTTGGTGTTGACAGTTCGGACACCGAGCGCCACCGCCGTTTGATACGTGCCTGGGGCATGTTAGCTCGCGAGGACGACATCACCACCGTGGCCAAAATGATCAGGCCCATCCTCGAAGAAGTGCTTGCTGAACCGGGCCTGGTGGTTGAGCAAACCGGCGATCCCGACCTGCTGGTCGTCCGCATTGAGCACAACCCTCGCCAGGTTCGTCTTTACCTGAAGCGGGGCGAGCTCGACTGCACGAAATACGATGATTGGATGGCCGGCGCCGCAGCTTTGCGCAGCCCTGATCGCCGCCCACCCGCTATCAACAGCGACGAAATCGCGTATCGGCTGTGGGTCGAATGGTCCGAGCAGTCGCCGTTTGAACGGCATACGCCTGACCTGAAGAAAGTGTGGGATTCATTCCCGGCCGAGCGTTTCGCAGATGCCCCGGATATCCCCGAGCCCGTGCAGTCATCCCGCTCGCGCGTCGGCCAGGTCCTCAATCGCTTCACCCAGTCGGCCGGCAACGTGGTCGGCTACAGCTTCGACCTGTACAGCTCCGAATCGGTAAGCGAAGACACGATCAGCGGCCAGACCCTGGTGGTGCGCAACCTGCCCGAGCTGCAGCAGCAACTGGCCGACCTGGTCGAGACCCTGATCACCGAGCGCATCGGCCAGCAGCAGGTCCTCAAGGCGCGCGGCGCCACCGTGCTCGACTGCCACCAGCTTGGCCTGCTGAGCGACGACGACATGGCCAACCACATGGCCGACTGCCTGATGGTCTTGCTGGGCAAGCCTGTGGGAGCGAAGGCGGCCAAGTCGATCATGTTGGCGGCGGTTGACTATGCAACTGCGGCCGACTGGTCTATCAACGGCAAGTCGCTAGACGCAAACCGTGTCTATCAATACTTAGAACGTAACAGCCAGGCCTGCAAGCGCACCAGCCTGGATAACGTAGAGGATGTGCTGGCGGCCATTCGTGTGATGGGGGATGACAAATGACCCTGACCGTCACATGTTTCATCCCGCCACATGGGCGCCAGGAAGCCGTCGAGATCCCGAACGTGTACCCGGACGACGAGACCTTCTTCAAGAAACACCGCATCAAGGTCAGCATGGAGGAGTTGAGTGTTGGCGGCTTCGCCGTGTACGCGGACACCGGCAAGGTCACCGACGGCGAGCCCGACGAGCTGATGGTGATCTCGGGCGATCGATCCTGCCATGACACCATGAAGGCGCTGCGCCAGGCATGCGAGAAACGTTTCGACATCGAGGGTTGGCCGTCATGAGAATCGGTGAACCACGCATCGTCGACAACTCCAACTCGCCTGAGCGCAAGGTGATCAAGGTCAAGCCAGTTCGGCGTGGCAGCCTGGCCGATAAGCTGGGCACCAAGCATTACCTGTGGCTTGAGTGTGGGCACATGGTCGGCTGCAATACCGCGCCACCAGAAACAGCCAAGTGCCTGAAGTGTGAGAACAACGAGCCTGTGGACCGAGGGACCACCCTTTGCCCGTGCTGCGACCAGGCGCTGCACTTCCATCAGTTCCAGGGTATGCGGCTGGTAACCGAGGAGAATGGTCAGCGTGTTTACACCGCGCGCTGCCCATCGACCCACAAGTATTTCAAGGTGCAGGCGTGAAAGTCGTCGTGTTGAACCACGGCGGCGGACCCGTCGAGCACATCGCGGCGGCACTGGCCGAGTTGCGCCGTAGCGTCGTGTTCGGCGCCAGCCGTTCCTGCCGTAACCTTCAGCTGGAGGAACTGCACGACCACATGCACCACACCGGCCCGCTTACCATGTCCGAGCTGACTGCGGCACTGCCGCCCAGCGACGACCCATTCAAACCATGCCGCCGCTCCAAGGGGGAGAAGGCACGCAACCGCAAACAGCGAAGGGGGTAACCGTTGAACGGGAAGAAAGCTAAAGCGCTTCGCCGCATTGCCTGGTCTGATATACCCAACGGTCGAAACCGCACCGTCAAGGACTTGAAGGCTGAGTACCCAAAGGGTCGCCCGATTGGATTGTGGGCCCACTACCCACGCCATGGCCGTGACTGGCGCCAGCTGATGGAGGGCAAGCAGTGAGCAAAGGACAGCAGCATCTCGCAACTATCAGCCGCCAGGAGATCGTCCAGATCGCCGAGGCCCGGGCCTTCTATGTGTCGCGCTACAGCTGGTCCCACAGCCGGCTGCGCAAGGTAACTCGCCGCATGATGAAGGACGGCCTTCTCACCTTGGTGGCCAGCCCGAAGGACGGCTTCTACTACCGGACGCCCGAGGCCGCCGAGCGTGAGGCCAAGAAACAGTTCACGCTGCAAAGCGACCCGGTGGTGCTATGAGCCAGGCGATCGCCTATTACAACGAGTTTGACCCCTACGCGGCGAAGTGGCTGGAGAACCTGATCGAGGCCGGCCACATCGCCTACGGGGTCGTTGACCGAAGGAGCATTTCGGATGTCACACCTGGAGACCTTCGAGGTTTCACCCAGTGCCATTTCTTTGCTGGAATTGGGGTCTGGTCTCTCGCCCTGCGCCGAGCTGGTTGGCCAGATTCTCTGCCTGTTTGGACCGGCAGTTGCCCCTGCCAACCTTTCAGCGCATCAGGCGCACAAGCTGGGTTTGCTGACGAGCGGCACCTATGGCCGCATTTTGCCTGGCTCATCGAGCAGTGCCGCCCTGCAGTCGCGCTTGGAGAGCAGGTTGCGAGCAAGGCTGCAGACGCTTGGATCGACCTTGTACACGCTGACGTGGAAGCCATGGGTTACGCCTTTGGGGCCATCGCGTTCCCGTCTGCGGGCGTCGGCGCCCCGCACATCCGCGACCGAACCTACTGGGTGGCCCACGCCGACAACCAATACGAAGAACCATCCACCTTCGCCCAGGGGCTTGGATACCTTGGCTGGGGTAGCGCAGCATCTCGCGGGTTGGGTTACACCGACCAGCCGGGACCACAAGGACTCGCCGGGCATGACGGCTCAGCGGGAGGGCAAGGATCGCAACGACCAGCTACCCAGGCAGGCGTACTTGGCGGCGTGGCAGACACCCACCGCTATGGATTCGACGCGGGGCGCCTACCAGTACGACAACGGCAACAAGGACAAGCCGAGACCGTCGAACCTGGGAATGGCGAACCTAGCCGCCTGGCCCACGCCGAATGCGGGCACGCCGCAGAGCTTGAGGGGGAATGGTCAGGACCCGGAACGGCGGAAGGAGCAGGGGCACCAGGTGAACCTGAAGGATGCGGTTCGCTACCTGATGCACGATCAGCCGGCCCGACTAACGGCTTCTGGCGAGCTGCTGACTGGTTGTTCTGCCGGGATGGAAAGTTCCGGCCAGTTGAACCCGGCACATTCCCGCTGGCTGATGGGCTTGCCGCCCGCGTGGGACGACTGCGCGCCTACGGAAACGCTATCAACGTTGAAGCGGCTGCCGCATTCATTTCGACCATTGACCATCCAAGGAGTGGGCTCCATGTCCGCTATGCAAATTAAGGTGATCAGCGACCGCGGCGACTTCCGCGTCGACTGCCACGGGACCTTCAACGTGCCGATCAACGGCCTGGACTTCATGTTCGCCATCACCAGCGACATCGCCGGCCGCAAGCTGCAGGTGGTCGAGTACGGCACCGGCCTGCGCTGGCGCATCCCGTTCGACCACGACCTGGTGCATCCGGTGGACCTGCAGGCCCTGCAGGCCGAGGCGATCGCCAAGATCAACGCCGACACCGTACTCAAGGGCGGCGAGGAGGCGGTGAGCCGACACATCCTCGACCAGCAACGCCGCTACAAGACCAACGAACTCGACTTCTAACCGCAAGGACCAACGCAATGACCAAACGTAAAGACCAACGCACCATGGACCTGCTGTCCTCGATGAACCAGCAGCAGATGCAGCAGTTCATGGCTGCCAACCTGCTGGCCATCGGCGTGATCATGAAGAAGCACGGCCTGACCGAGATCGAGATCAGCCCGACCGACTACGCGCTGCTGGAGCAGGGCGAGAGCCTGGAGCCGATCCCCACCGTCGAGGGCGGCATGATCTACCGCTTCGAGAAGGCCCCGCTGCCGCTGGCCAAGCGTGAAGTGCCCGGCTTTGTCGCCGGCACCACCGAGGCGCTGTCGACCAGTCGTGCCGAGTACGATTCTGCCTGGACACCTGGCAGCAAGACCAACGCGGCCGGCTGGTACTGGGCCCGACCCAATAAGGGCAGCGAGGATGTCGAGAAGCTGTACTTCGATGGGCGTGAATGGCAGCGCCATCTGGAAGGCGGTGTCGGGGTAACCGTGCCGACCCCGTTCCAGGTGCGCCGACTGGCCGATCAGGGGCAGTAGTGTCAGGCCAAGACCTCGACTTATCCATCACCGTGGTCGTCAGCCTGATCACGGTGCACGCCATCTTCTGGTGGCTGTTCAACAAATAAGGACATCCCATGTTCAAAGCAATGCTGCTGTACCGCATCACCAACGCCGCCCACATCGAGATCCTGAACAGCTGGTCTCGCCTGAGCGAGTGCCTGGAGGAGTACCCCGAATTCGAGCCGACCGGTTCGCAGTGGCGCGGGCTGGGCTTCGCGCCGTTCTCGCCGACCGTCAGCGAGGAGCTGGTGTGGAACGGCGCCGAAGGGGTCAACCTGTTCAGCCTGAAGATCCACGAGCGCAACCTGACCGCGGCAACGATCCGCGAGCATGTGCTGAAGAAGGTCGACGCCCTGGAAGAGCGAGAAGGCCGCAAGGTCTATCGCAAGGAGGCCGCCGAGATCAAGGACGTGGTCGTGGCCGAGTTGCTGCCTAAGGCCTTCCTGAAGCACAAGGTGATCAATGCCCTGGTGGTCGGCAACCTGCTGGTGGTCGGCGCCGGCACCGCCAAGCTGGCCGAGGACTTCCTGTGCAAGCTGCGTGACGCGATGGGCAGCCTGGCAGTTCGCCCGCTGACCACCAAGCTGCCTCCGCAGCAATGGCTGGGCGACCTGATGCGCGCCGGCAAGCACGAGGGCCTGGCCACCTGTGCGTTCGCCAAGCTGGCCAACGAGGCGAAGGACGCGGTCGGCTTCAACGGCGTGGACCTCAGCGACGAAGAGCCGCAG